GAATGCGCCGAACGCGTCGGCGGCCGCGGACTCCTGCGCCTCGGCCGCGTCGGTGCGGCGGGCCACCTCGGCGTCGACAGCGGTGAGAGCCTGAGCGACTGCGGTGGCGTCCGACACCAGGTCGGCCTTGGCCTCTGGCGCCGCCTTGGCGTGCTCGGCCTTCAACTGGAGGCCGTAGGCGACGAGAGCGTCGCGGGCCTCGGTGATCTGGTCGGCGTCCAGGGATGCGAACGCCTCGGGGGTGATGTTGCCGTCGTCGTCGCGGTGCTCGTCGAGTCCTGCGAGGAATGCGGCGAAGGTGTCGGGGTCCATGCGTGTCCTCCGGTCGTCTGCCACAACCGGCGCCCCCGGCTTTCGCCGCCCACGGGCCCGATACGAGGCGGACGCTACCACAGACCCGTGACAGGGTGGTAACGGTCTAGACGCGGCTGAGCCCCCAGCCGGTTACAGGGTGTAACCCCGAACGTACAGAACCCCCGGCTGTTCACCGAGGGTTCCGGCCACGCTGTCTCGGTCATGGCACCGGGAGCCAATTCATAACGTGCTACTCCACACACGGCCGCTTCGATTGGGTACGGCTCCCCAACACCATTACTTCTGGTCCGAGCGTCGGTGCCTACTCGTCTCCCCGTCGGAAGCTTGCCAAGAGGCAGTGTACTCCACGCCACACGCCTGTCAAAGACCTAGACGCGGCTGAGCCCCCAGCCAGTAGAGAAGGGGCCTGGGGGCTCGCTCGGCCAGGGAGGGCAGCCGATAGCCGCTACTCGCCCGCTCTCACTTCGGGCGGGGATGTGAACGACGCGAACAGGGCCGCAGCCTCACGCTCAGCGACCTCGGCCAGGAGCGGCGCCAGATCCTCCCGCAACGCCAACACCTCCGCCGACACCCTGCGCACGATCTCGACAACCGGGTGAGACGGCGCGGCGGGCAACGGCGATAAGGTCGAGTACCGCACCGTCTCACCGGACCTGATGGAAGCGGCGATCGGGAAGCCGGGGACGTTCACCACCAGCGCCGCGATGAGCGAATGTCGGTCACCGTGGGGCCGCCAGTCGCCCGACAGTTGGTGACGCCTGAGCGTGTCGATCTGGTCGTCGGTGACACCGGGACGCAACGCACCCGACACCCACACCCCGTGAGTGTCCTCACCGGCCCGAACGTAGGCGACCGTCAGCGCAGTGTCGGCGTAGTGGCGGGCAGCGTCGGCACGGCCCGCGTTGGGTCCGGCGTGCTCGGCGTCCATCGTGATACAGCCGACAGCGACCACGACGTTGTCCTCGCACTCCAGGTGCGAGTTGCTGTGGAAGTCGGCGTAGTCGGTGCCATCCCGTGGCGGGGTGACACAGACGCCGACATAGCCGCGGTGACAGGTGCCCCACAGGGCCAGGTGTCCGTAGACGTGGCCGTCGTCGGTGACAGTGACCGGGGTGGGGCCTGCGAGCTCGGGATCGTCGAACCACTGCCGGGGTGGCTTGCGCAGCGACGCCGCGGTGAGGGTCACGGTGGCTGCGGCGACCGGTTCGATCTCGGCTGCCTCGAACGCGGGGATGAGGACGATGGTGGCGGCAGCGATCCGGGCCGTCGCCACATCCAACAGCCACGACATGCACCAGCCTTCGTCGTCCTCCTGGGTGCATTCCATCTCGGCGTCCATATCGGACAGATGCACCGACACGCCCCGGACCCGGCCCTCGTCCACCATCCGTCGGGCCTCCATCGCCTCGTCGTCGGTGTCCCAATCGACGGAGGCCACCACCCATTCGGTGCCGTCACGGTCACGTTTGGCGAAGTCGACCAGGTTCCCGACGAATACGGCGTCGCCGTGGGCCATCTCGGAGTCGGAGAACGTGAGCGGCAGCGGCGGTTCACGCCACCCGAGGTCACGGAAGATGCGCACGAAGTTGATCGACCCGTCGTTGGTTTCCACCCCGATCGGGGCGAGCCACGCCAGGTAGGAGTCTGCGGAGCCTTCGATGTCGTCGTCGGCGGCGAGGTGTTCGATGGCGGCGACCAGCACCGAAGCTTCGGCGGGGTCGGATGCGTCGGCGGTGAGTGCTCGGTCGGTGTTGAGGGACTGCCAGAGTGCGAGTACGGGGTCCATGGCTGCTCCGATCGTCGGACAGGTTCCGATACGACGTTAGCGCAAGCGTCGTACGCAGTGGATCACTCGCGTACTCTGATACTGAACCCCGGCAGCCCGAGACCGAAATCCGGATCAGACGACGCGGGGCGCATCGGCAGCCGCGCCTCGGTCTCGTCGGGCGAGCAGTGCGGACCACTAGGTGACAGTCCGGCTGGCATCCCCGTGAACCTGAACACCTCGGCGCACTGAAGGCACCGTACCCGCACGTCCAGACTGAATGCTATCGGGGACCCGCCTCCATCGCCGGTGATCCGGTTCATGTCGCAGTCCACCTGGAAGTCCTCATGAGGACACGCTCGGTCTGGATCGATCATCACCGGTCGTCCTCGTCGGGCACCACCGCCTCGTAAACAGCCTTGGCCCACCTGGCATCACCGAGGGCCGTATGCCTATCGAAGAGTGACGGGTCCACGCCGATAGCCTTGCTCAGCTCGTCTGAGTTCCACGGGGGACCCCATCCCAGCTTGCCTGCCGCTAGTGCTTCGACATCGACGAGGTGATAGTGCCAAGTGGCAGCCTGTCCGTGCCGACGCAACCACGGCCCAAGGAAGGCCGCATCGAATGAAGGGGCGGCGCCGACCAGATGCTGCCCGTCTAGCCGCTGTGCGACAGTTGACGCAGCTTGCCGTGGGTCGGACCAATAGCCCCGCTCGTCCTTCGTGAACGGGTCGCTAGACCTGGGCGAGCGTTCGTAGAACCGTCCGATACGAAGGGCCATCGGGTCGGCAACGGCGAGGTCGGGACGGAATCGGAACTCGTACTCCTGGCCGATGCCCAGGATGAAGGCCAACTCCCATATCTCGTGTCTGTCGGGGTCGAGACCTGTCGTCTCGGTATCCAAGAACACAACACCCATAGCCGTCTCCCTTCGGTCTTGGGGTCTGACGTTAGCGCAAGCGTCGCATCGCTGCCGCCATCCTCTGGCTCAGCGTCTCCATCTCGTCGGCCAGGGTGCGCGGTCCGTCACCGCCGAACAGTTCAGCCAGGGTCACCCCGGCGGCGGTGTCATGCTCACAATGGTAGCGGCATCGGCGGTACGGGTCAGGCTGTGGACGCTCAGGGAGTGCGAGGACCCTCACGCCGCGGGCTTCTTGGTCCGAGCGGGACGGAGCACCTTGTCTGGGTCCTTCGTCCGAGGCTCAACGCTTAGGCCACCGCTCGCTGCGACGAGTCCAACGACCAACCCGATTGGCCCTAGAGCCAAGGACTCAATGATGGCCTCGCGGCGATCCTCGACCGTCCACGCCAGGGTATCCGTCCACCACCAACGGTACAGCAGATACCCACCCCAGGCGCATAGCCCCCATACCAGCACCCCAATGAGAACGGCCGTCATCATGCCAGCGCCTCGGTCATCGCGTCGGCGTGGTCGGGGTGCTGGCTGCTGACGTGGGCGCGGACGTTGGAGAACGACCGTTGGCACCAGGGGCAGACGCCGCTGGCGATGCGGTTGCGGATACGGGTCAGGTGGCCCTTGACGGCCCGCCGAGAACGCTCTGTCGCTTCGAGTTGGTCCTCGGCGTGGGTGCGACGAGCACGTTCGGCCGCGAGGTCGCGGGCAAGCCGCCGGTTCTCGGTCTCAAAGAAGTGGATCCGGTGGCCATTAGGGCACCAGAAGTCCTGGCCGTCGTTCTGCCGGTCGGCGAGCATCCTCTCCGGCATGGCGAACCTGACCCGGCACACGCCGCAAGAGGTCACCGTGAGAACGCCGACGTACGTGATCGTTGCCATTACCGTCTCCCTTCGGTTGTCGCCAGTCTAGGCGGCGGGTCGCACGATGAGGACGACACGCACGAACCGGCACAGGCAGCCCTTGTGGTCACCCGGCCTGTACGACGTACGACCCAGCCACGCGTCCTCGTCTGACACGGTGAGCCCGTCGAACGTCGGGACCTCTACCCCGTCGAGCGCCTGATGCGGAGGGAAGTTGCGTTGCCGGGCCGAGGGGTCACCGTAGGACCAGCGCACCGCCCCGGTACGAATCCCGTTACGTTCCAGGATGCTGGTGACGGTCTGGCCGTTGCCGATCAACTCGGTCGGGGCTACACCGTCCAACACTGCCGGGCCGCCACCCGCCACCGACAGACCGGCCCGGATCTCAGGCACCGGCACTCGAATGTCGCCCAACTCGCCCACGTCGACCGGGTCTGGTGCCCCACCCGGCGTCGTCGACGCCCGCACCACGGCACCGGTGACCGCTGCCAGGATCAACGCCAAGGCGGTGTCGAGGTCACGGTCCTGGTCGTCGTCGGACCAATCCTGGTCGGTCAGGTCGACGAGGCGCCCCAACTGGAGACGGGCCTCGGCCTGGGCACGCCGGATACGGGTCTCGAGCCGGGTGGCGTACGCGTCGAGTACAGCCTGGGTGTCGGCGTCGGGGTCGTCGGCCAACGCCGCGAGCACCCGGTCCAGGACCCGTTGTGTTTCGTCCACGGTCCACACCAGGACACCGGCGTCGACTGCCGCCAACTGCTCTAGCGGCACCTCGTCGGTTTCGGGTGTGATCTGTGCGACCAGAGCCAAGGCGGGTCCACGCTGGTCCGGCAGGTCCGTGTCGGCGCCCCCGATGAGGGTGATGCGCTCTAGGTCCTCGACGGTTGCCGCGTCGTCGTCGTCGAACGCGATAGCGGCTCGCACCGTGGCACCACCGATCAGGCCCCGGTCGTACGCCTTGAAGACGGTCTCCTCGCGGCGGGTCGGGATGATGGCGGTGGACAGGTCACGCCAGATCACCAGCCCCTCAGGGTCGATATTCGATGCCTCCAGGATCGGGGCCAGCCACGGCACCGTCAACGAGTCGAGCACCGACTGCACCGTCGGGTCGACGTGGTGATGCACCGCCGAGTCACCCACCCACCACGCCTGCCAATGGTTGACGTCACCCATCCCGGTCAACAGTTCGGGCGGCAGGTCGAGGCCGATGGCGATGCGGCGAATGAGGCGGTCCTCCTGCTCGCGTTCCTCGCGCCACTCACGGGCGAAGCTGATGTACCCGTCCTTGAGTGCCTTGATGTCGTCGGGGTGCGCGGTGGCGACCAGAGGCACCACCGAGGATGCGTCGTTGTTGTTCGACACCGGTGCCGTCAGGTACTTCATCAGCACCTCGTCGAATGCGGGGGTGTCGTCCGGGTCGTTGGGGTCGTTGGCGACCGACAGCGTGTCGGGGACCACGAACAGGCCCGCCGGCATCCTCGAACGCGACTGCGCCCGGCCAGCGTTGCCGCGCTGGATCAACTCCTCAGCGACCTCCAGGACCGAGAACAGCGGCGAGTCGGGCTGGCGACGGTTGCGGGGGTGCGGGTTCCACACCTGCCACACCTTGTCGGCATCGATCCGTTCGCTGTCGTCGTCGGTCGTGGTGAAGTAGTTGCCCGAGGTCGCCTTCCGTAGCTCCTGGGTGGAGTACACCTCCCAGCCTGTGGCGACGCCGTCGCTCTCGGTGCCGACGATGTAGCCGCGGCCGGGGACACCCCAGTGGACCACCAACTCGGAGACGATGCGGCGCAGGTTGTCCGACCCGATCGCATCCTCGAACACGTCGAGCTCACGACCGCCCTCCACCTCTTCGGGCTCGTCGGAGCCGTCGACGTGACGGGCCAAGAAGTAGCGGATCTTGCGGGCGATGTCGGCCCGCTTGTTGATCGGGTAGTGGACCTCACCGAGCCGGTCGTAGACGTCCCACGCCCGCTCCTCTTTCGGCGACGACTTGATGGCGGTGGTGACCTGGCCGGAGCGGATCACGACCTTACGGGCAGATGCAACGATGGGGCGGGTCTGGCGTGCGACCATGCCGGGTAGCCTACACCGTCACCCGGTCACGGCCTGTAGAACTCTGACGCTCGCCACTCTGGCTGGACGTCGAGCCACAGATGCGATGCCCGGAACCCGCAGACGGGGCACTCCCGGCCCTGGTCCTCACTGCACGAGTTGCTGATGCACGGAAAGACGATGCCGTGCCACTCGGTGAGAGGGGTATCGACCCGACAGCGGTAACAGGTCACAACATCGCCTGTTGCCTGTCGGCCCAGGTGCGCTGCTCAGACTTCGTGAAGTGCCCGGACTTGAACACCCGCCACCGTGCGAGACGGCTGTAACCCATCGACAGGTCGACGCTGATGCCGATGCGGCCGAGTTGGCGAGCGACTCCGGCGACGGTGCCGGTGCCCCCGAATGGATCAACGACGACGCTGGGGCGGGTGGGTGCCGGGTTGCCGACCGGGGGACAAGCACAGGCGTAGCCGGTGATGGTGACGTCGTTGCGGCCTCCCGGCATCGGTCGTTCGGGTCCACCGGTTGGACCGTTAGCAAGGCGTCGATAGTCTCGACCAGTGAAGGGCGAACCTCCAACCAGTTGCGAATCCACCACCGGTCGTCGTCCCTCGCCGCACTCCACACAGATCCCCGACGGCGACCACCCCAAGATCAGACGCCGCGGCCACTCCTGAGCGAACGCCGCGAAATGGTCGGGGAGGTCGTAGTGGGCGCGGACGTCATCGGGGACGCTGAGCGGTTCAGTCGGGATCGTCCACACGGAGCCGGGGAGGCGACCGAGGGGGTTCACTTCCCGCACCTTCGGGTTCGCCCAGTTGTTGTCGGGGTTGTTCCCGTTGCCCCACGACTCGCCGCCGCCCCGATGCGTGAGGGTCTTGGCGGCGTGCGGCTCCCTGATCTCGTCGATCGCTGAGAAGTACCGCGGCTCCCGTACAAGATGGAACCAGTACTCGTGGGACGCCCGCACCCGATCCGTCACTGACTCCGGCAGACCGTTCGGCTTGGACCACACCATGTCCATGCGGCAGATGAGGCCGAGTTCGTCGATACAGCGGATGGCGTAGCGGTGGGGCAGCAGCATCCGAGACTTCTCGGGTATGCCCCAGGTCTTACCGCCGGAAGCGATCTTGCCGGACACAGCCCGGCGGCGTCCGGGGTCGGGGCGCTCGTCCTTCTCCCACTGCCCCCCACCGCCCGCATATTTGTCCCCCAGGTTCAGCCAGATCGACCCGGACGGCTTCACCACCCGTACCATCTCACGGGTGCATTCGATCAAGGCATCGAGGAAGACGCCGGGTGTCGGCTCCGACCCGACCTGCCCGTCGTAGTGCGCCGCTCCCGTACCCGAGCACGCACCACATCGCTCTCCCCCCGCACGACCCAGACTTGCCCCAAGCTTCTGTGACGCCTGCCGCCCGCCTCCGAGCGTTGATGACGACAGACTCTTCTCTGAGGTGTTGGCGATAGCGCGCCCCGTATCGGCTGCTGTGTTGGCGCTGCTGCCGGAGCCCCCGCACTCGTCGCACTCGTCGCGGTATGACCTCAGCGCGAAGTATGGCGGCGACGTCACAATCAGATCCACCGAGGCGTCCGCAAGCGGCAGCCGGCGGGCATCGGCGCGCACAACAAGCGCCTGGCCGGTCATATCGTCTCCTTGCGTAGCACAAAGGCGTCGCACCTACAGCCGACGAAGGCGCAGAGACCATCCGTTGATGGGTCCTCGATAAGGTGAGCGTCGTGGTCGCGGTGGGTGTGACCGCAACGGCAGACAGCAAGCGAGTCGCCGGCACGGCGCCATTCGGCTCCCCCGTTGTCCGGCCAGGGAGTGCCCGCCCGACTCACTCGAAGCGTCGCAGGATCAGACCCGTCACCGCCGATGCAGCCAACACCAGCCACACCCAACGAGACCACTCCCACCACACCCACGACCCTACCACCACACCGGCCACCCACACCGACGCGCAGTCACCGCACGTCACCAACTCGCCGAGCCAGTGACCCTTGATCGGCCACCACCCCTCGTTACCGGGCTGGGTGATGTGGACCAGGGCGACACCCGACGTGGTGGTCGACATCTCACCGTCCGCCTCGGTGTGGGTGACGACTTCGGATTCGTCTAGGCGGGTGTCGTCGGCGGGCCAGCGGGCCAGGATCTTGTTGCGTGCCCATGCGAGCGGCGGGAACGTGTCCGTGGTGACGAGCCGAGTGCCGCGGTAGACGGCGAGGGCGAGGATGAGTGCGTCGAGGACGGCGATGTCAGTCACGGCCGGTGACGGCCCGGACGTACCAGTGGTCCTGGTCAGCGACAGGCTCGGACTTGACGGCCCGCCACCGGCGCCTACCCGCCAGGTCCCACCAGCGGGGACGAATCAGACGGGCACGCAGATCACGGTTGAGCGTACGATCGGACATTGGCAACATCTCGCTCCCTTCGGTCCCGGTCAGCCTAGCGCCTCGCCTCACGCAACGCACGAATCCCGCCGTTGTCGAGCCGTTCCTGGGCCTTCGCCTGAGCCGCACGCCGCTCATTCGCCAGCGCCTGACGGGCCGCCTCCCGCTGATCTGGCGACTTCTTGTCCTTGCAACCGCAACCCACGACGCCTCCTATCCGACACGATCCGAAAGCATACCCGACCGAGTCGAGACCTTGATCCCGGTGGAGCGCGTCGATAGGCCCGCCATCGCCCACACCAGAGCATCCACCCGGTCCGGTGACTGTGTGTCGTCACGGGTCCAGGTCGTCATCTGCTCCTCAAGGGCTCCGAACCAGCCGAGGTGATGGACCCGGCGCGCCTCGTAGAGTGCCGCGATCGGCTCCATCCGGACTTCCTTGCCGCGGGTGGCGGTCACGAACTCGACGGGCAGGTCGGGCCGGGCGGTCTGGAGGTTGGAGCGCACCAGGTCGCCGCCGTAGTTACGCTCGCACACCACCCGGTCAGCCTGGGCCTCGTCGAACGCCAACCCCACTTGGCGGCCCCACTCCAGCGGCGTCGTACCACCGGGAGCCGTGTAGTCACCGATCACACCGAAGTGAGGGAACGGCGCCTCGTTCCCACACGGGCACGACGGGATGACACCGGCCGCGACGATCCCGATCTCGGTGGCACCACCGGCGGGGTCGACACCGACCAGGACACGCCGGAACCGGATACGGCCGATCACGTCGGGGTCGGTGATGCGGTCCGTCTCGATCCAGTCCAGATCCCACGGGGCACCCTCCACCTTCTCCAGCAGTTCGCCTTCGAGCTCCTGACGGCCCAGGCGGGTGCCTCCGTAGTCGGCGTACAGGTCGGCGACGGTGTCGGCCGGCAGATAGGGGTTGTCGCGGGTCGACGCCTGCGTCACCACCACGTCGTCACGGGCCACCAACTTGTGCATCATCTTGCGGACCTTGGGGGTGGTCGACGCCACCCAATGCGGATGCGGGCCCTCACGCAACCCAAACCGCATCTGGTCCCATGCCTCGTCGAGACGCCGCCACGCTGCGAGCTCCTCGGCGTGTACCAGGCAGTTGGAGCCGCCGGCCCGTAGCCGCTCCACGTCCTCGGTCGCCTGGCAACCGAACAGTTTCGCCTCCGAGCCGTTGGGCCACTCGAAGATGGTGCCACCTGCCACGGTGCGCATCTTGCCCGACGGGTCATGCGCCCGGTACGAGCTCGGGTGATGCCACGCGGTCTGGGCGGCGTCACCGATCGTCGGGGCGATGAGGGCGATGCGGTGCGGGATCGGACCCGGCAGGCAGCGGGCACCGCGGACGTGGTTGGCGACATACGCCGACACCCCGTCAGTCTTACCGGAGCCGCGGCCCGCCATCAGTAGCCAACCCCACCAGCGACCCACCGGCGGCACCTGATGCGGCAACGGGGACCATACCCGATAACCGGCGTCGGCACGCATCAGGTCCCGTAACTCGTAGAGGCGGTCCAGGCCGATCTCCTCGAGCCGGTGGAGCCGCGGCGACTTACCCACCGGAGCCCTCACTGGCGATACGACGCTGGCGACGCTTACGGGCAGCGGCGGCACCGGGCGACGACGTGGTGCCGGCGAACTGGGCGACACCCGCAGTCGGACACGGCCCTATGCGGTGCTCGACCACCGGCCGGTCGCACAGCAGGCACAGGATGCGGCCATTGCCGGCGAAGTCAGGGTCGCAGTACCCGGCCACAGTAACCCCTCAAGTGATGCACCTCCGGGGTCGATGCTACCGCCATGAACATCTTCACTGCGCCACTGTGTGTCATCTGTTGGTGCCCGCTCGCCCGTTGGGGTGACGGCTGGGTCCATGTTGGGCCGTCCGCTACGGCATCGTGGGGTCACATCGCGGTGAGGTAGGGAGGTCGCAGGCAGGGGCGCGAGTAGCCCCCGGTGTAGGGGGAACCCAGCCGGGGGCTGACTCGTGTCGTGGGGCTTGTCGTCCTAGACCCTACCCCACCCTACCCCACCCGACGCCGTGAGTGATGGCACCTCAGCCGGGCAGCGCCTCGTGGGCCCGCTCGATCGCCGCATCCTCGGACTGCTGCGCCTCTAACAACGCAATGCCACGCTCCACCGCCGACAGCGTCAACGTCTCTTCACGCCCCGTCGCCTCACCCATCTCCAGCCGGTACTTGTCCAGCGCGATCCCAGCCGCCACCATCAGGTCCCGAGCGTCACGGCCCGACCAGACGGCCGGAGATGGGTCCTCGACTTCGACCTCTAGCGCCGCCACCCGTTCCTCGATGCTGCGTATCTCTCCCGGCGGCAACTTCTTGTGCTCAGGATCGGGCTCACGCATCATCGAACGTACGGCCGCGACCAACTCACCAGCCGCCAGCAGCAACTCCTCCCGAAGCTCCGAGCGAAGCACCTCGTGCGACAGGTTCCGCGACTCGACCGTCGCCCGTATCCGAGCCATCCGATCCCGGTACAGACCCTCGTCGTGCGCCCAATGCCTGATCGTCCCCGCTGGCACCTCCGACACCTCGGCCGCGCGCCGTGAACCGTGCTCGACGTAGAGCGCCAGTGCCTCTGCTCGCTTTTCCGGGGGCCAGGTTGTTCGGGCCATGCTTCCGATCCTACCTCTTCTCTTGTCCGGACGTAACCGGACAACTGGGGACTTAAGAGTCCCCCATTGTGTCCGCCTGTAGTTCGTGGTGTTTATCCGGACAGGGGGTGTCCGGGGTGTTTCCGCAGGTGAGCGGGTATATTGGGTGGTGGGGGCGGACATAGGGCGGACAGGTTCCGGACGCGGACAAGGTGGTCGAAAAAGGGGGTCTGGCGGACACGCCTTGTCCGGTACTCTCTGCGCGAATCGGGCTGCGGCGACCACACTCAGTAGGGGGCGTCAAGGGGGAGGAAGAGGTCGCCGACGCGTTGGATGTCGTTGGTGTTCTCGAGGCGGCGCAGGGTGCGGGTGACGGTGTCGTGTTTGGCTCCGACGAGGCGGGTGACGGCGTCGGCGGTGAGTCCGGCTGGGTTCGTTGCGATGGTGTCGCGGACTTGCTGGGAGATGCTGGACTCGCCGGTGACGTGGACCCAACGGGCGGCTCGGCCGGCGGTGGTGGTTTGGACGTCGAGGGAGAGGCTGATGGTGGGGAGCTCACGCAGCGAGTAGTTGTTGGCCTTGGTGGGTTTGAGGGTGAGGGTATTGGAGCCGGGCGAGGAGAGGACGTCCCACATGAGGCGGACGCTGTTGTCGTTGATGACGGACCCGTAGGCGCCTGAGCGGCCTTCGGCGAGGGCGGCTCGGGACTTGTGGTCGACGAGCAGGGACGGGCAGCCAAGTTGGGAGAGCGCCCCGAAGAAGGCGATGGTCTCCTCGGCTCCGGCTTCACCGGCGCGGGCCAGCATGACGGAGTCGATGATGACGAGGACGGTGCCTGAGCGGGCTACTTCGCGGGCGAGCGCCGGTGCCCATTGGCGGAGCGGGAGCGGGTGGCGCAGGTATTGGAGGGTGTCGCCTGGTGGGTCGATGCCGAGTCCGCGGGCGAGCGAGTGGAGGCGTTCGGAGTGGGTTTGGGCGTCGGCTTCCCAGTCGCAGTAGATGACGTGACCGGTGGTCCTTGGTTCCATGCCGATCCAGTCGGGGTTGCCGGTGGCGGTGGTGCAGGCTCCGGCGAGGACCAGCATCGACTTGCCGACGCCGCCGCCGCCGACGATCGAGGTGGCACCGACCGACGAGATGAGGGGGCGGAGCACGAAGCCGCCGCGGTGGGGTTCGACACCTGACAGGGTGACGGGGCGGGGCCCCTCGAGGTGGGCAGTGAGCACGTCGTAGCGGGCGACTTCGACCAGGTGGTCCCAGTCGGCCTTCACCGGAAGCTTGCGGCGGGTGATGGCGGCGACGATGGCGGATACGGTGCGGCCTGACATGAGGTCGTGGCGTCCGGCGTAGATGACGCCAGCGGCGGGCACCGGTCCGGGCCACCGCAACTCGACCCATGAGTACAGCATGTGCTTTTGGGGGGTGACCTGGGCGACGAGGAAACGGAGTCCCGATTCGTGTGTGAACTCCCACGAGTCGGCGGTGACAGACGGCAGCCAGCCGTTGCCTTCGGGCTCCACGCTCAGCCTGCCCGATGCCCCGGCGGACGCGGTGTGGTGTCCGGTGGGGTTACGATAGGTCGAGACGTTGCCATGTCTGCCACTTTAACCCGCGATCAGGCCGGTCGCGGGTTAGTGGCATCCTGGACTGCGGCCGCGATCCGGGCTGCCCCCGCAGCGGCCCCGGCGACGTCCCACGCCGAGCGAAGATGCCGGCGCCGCCCGGTCCCTGCGGTCTCGCGTGGGCCCACCAAGGCGGCCGGGTACATCTGGAGCGGCGCCTTGCCGTGCCCGCCCGGTGGCACCAGCACCACCTCATAGACGGCTTGAAGGTAGCCGACGAGGCGTGCCGTTTCGATCAGGGCCGACACGTTAGTGAGTCCCATGTGGGGGTTGGGTGCCACCACATCCTCGACCGCGATGACGGGGACGCCACACTCGCCTCGTAGGCCGAAGTCGTCGATGGTGCCGGTGATCGTCATGAAGTAGGTGGCCCACTCAGCGTCTGTTACTAGCCGGGCGTTTCGCACCTCGTCGCCGCAGCGCAGCACCACCCCCGTCTCACGTGCCCCCGGATCTATGCCGATTGTGCAGATGTCACACCTCCCTTGTCAGTCGATCCAGGCGGTGTAAGCAGCCGACATCCGTACGAGTGCCGCCACCAGGTCCGGGTGCTGGTCGTTGAGGGCGACCCGCTGGTCATGGTCGAGGTCCGCCCATGCTTCGGCGACCGCACGCAGTCGGGTCCGTGCCAGCGTGGCGGCGGTCCACAGGTTCTTCAGCATGTCGAGGGCGTCGTCGAGTGACGGCGCCGGCCCCATCTTGACGAGCCCGAGCGCATCTTCGAGCGTCGGAGTCTTGCGCGCCTGGTCGGTCATCGTCACACCCAACCGACGAGCTTATAGATGGCGAGCGACGCGGCGACTGCCACATTGAGCGAGTTGCCGACGCCGGTCATCGGGATAGCAACGGCGAGGTCGCATAGCGCCAGAGCCTCAGCAGGAACGCCCGTGGTCTCGTGTCCGAGGACCAGGATCGTCGGCCCCAGCACGTCGAGACCGGGCAGGTCGCGTAAGTCGATGGACTCGTCGGTCAACTCCAGCGCCACCTTCGTCAGTGTCGAGGCGCGGAGATAGGCCAGCGGGTTACCGACCTGGCGGTGGATGGTGTTGTGAATGCCGATCGTGTTGCCCTTGCGTAACGCCCTGCTCGCCAGAGCGTCCATCGGCACGACCATCTCAGCGCCGACAGCGTCGCATGTCCGGGCCAAGGTGCCTAGGTTCTCGCCGGTCTTGGGCCAGAGCGCGGCAACCTGTAGGGGAATGCGCACCGTGGCGGTACGGAGCCGATGCTCTCGCAACTCGTCCGAAGCGAAGGCTCTCATGGTGTTCCCTTGTTGATCCGGGTGAGGTGGTAGTGGACGGCCTGGGTGGAGATGTCGAGTGCCGCTGCGATCTGGCGGACGGTGAGCCCGGCCGCTCGTAGCTGGGCGACCTGTGCCCGTGTATGCCCGTACGGTCCCTTCGGTTCAGCCATCGTCGACCCCGAATTGGTCCGTGACCTCGTGGCGGATGTCGGGCCAAGGGTCACCGTCCCAGTAGGCCGAGACGTGCAGGCCGCCTCGGCGTTGTGCGGTCAGCCAGAAGTGCAGCGACGACTCCGACCCCTCGCGGTACAGGGCGAACCAGACCTGCCCGCCGGCCATGCGCTCGAGGTGGATGCTGACGCCGTGGGCGACGATCTCGTCGACGTCGGCGTCGGGGGGTGCGGCGGTGATGCGTTGCAGGTTGCGTCCCATCGCCCTCACCATAACAGGTTTGACAATCCCCTCAAGTTGTCATATATTGTGACGTAGAGAAGGGAACGAAGGGAGACCCCCCATGCGCAACATCCTCCGCAGACTCATCACCAGGCGCCGCGAGCGGTACGTCCGTTGCGGCACCTTCACCCACCGTCTCACCCCAGGAAGGGCGTCATGACCGTAGACCCGCAGATCACCGCCGAGTGGAAGGTCGCCCGTGACGCACAGGCCGACCTCGTCAACAAGCTGGGAGGCACCGCCGCCTACATCACAGCCCTGCGAGCCAAGGACGCCGCTGCCCTCGCAACGATGCGTGGCTACCACGACGCCAGCCGTCGCCGCCTGTCCCGTATCACGGGTGTCGAGATCGTCGCGGTGGTGGTGTCGTGACCGTCGTCGACTTCTATCGGGAACCGGGCGGCCCTGCCCACATCGCGATCCGGCATCTCGGCATCGCCCGGAACCCCGTCGCAGGGTGCGGCGTACGTCTGGATGGTCTCGTCCACCTTGCCTCAGGGTCCAACGATCCCGCCGCCAAACCGGGCTTCTGGGACACTATGTGCCCGACCTGTCGGCACATGTTCGACCGACTTGACCCGGAAGTGGACTCATGATCTGGGTCATCGTGGCGATGGTGGCGTCGTTCGGTGCAGGTGTCGCCTTCGTCGGATGCCTCGCCACGCTCCCGAAGGGCTGGACCCTCGGTGTCGCGGTCCGCTCTGTCGTGGACCGGTTCGATGCGTGGGTCGACGAGTTGGTCCGTGTCCATTGGGTCGACGAGTCGCTGGTCGACGAGGAGCCGCCGCCCTACTCCCCCGACCGCATCTCGGTGCAGGTCTGGTCGGCTGAGAATCCGGCCCCAGCCGAGTGGGTGTCGGTCATGGATGTAACCGATGGGGGCGTCGACTACTACGACCGGGGCGCGCATCCTGGCCCGGTGCGGCACTTCCCGACCGAGTTCCCGCCCGGCACCATCTTTGGGTCGCCCAAAGATGACCCGGAGCCATGGCTAGAGGGCGCCTATGACGAGCGGCTAATAAGCTGGCTCGCCGATGTCGCTGCGCTCCCGCCCGATATGCCGGTCAAGATCATCTTCACGCCGCTCTCGGGCGAGGGGGAGCGATGACCTTTCACGGTGTCGCCCTCCCCGCCCTCACCCGCGACGAGTGGCTGGCCGAGCGCCGTAACGGTCTCGGCGCCTCCGATGTCCCCGCCCTCCTGGGCCTGTCCCCGTACTCCACCCCGTGGCAGGTGTGGGTTTCCAAGGTGACCGACGCCCCCGACTCCGACCCGTCCGAGGCGATGGAGTGGGGTCTCGCCCTAGAGGATGCGATCCTGACCCGCTGGGCCGACCGTGAACGCTTGTTCGTCGGGCACCGCGCTGAGGCGTGGCGTCACCCCGAGTACAAGTGGGCACGGGCAACACCCGACGGCCTGCTGTTCACTGACCCCGACGACGATGACGCGGAGCCGTGGGCTGTGGTCGACGTCAAGAATGTCCGTAGCGGCGCAGACGAATGGGACCGCGGCGACACCGTGCCCCCCTACATCGTCGCCCAGGTCCAGTGGCAGATGTTCGTCACCGGCCTCGACCGCGGCTTTGTGGTCGCCCTCATCGGCGGTAACCGGCTCCACGTCCACGAACTCGAAGCCGACCCTGCTGCCCACGCCGAGATGTTCCAGGTGAGCCAGGAGTGGTGGGACCGTCACGTCGTGAGCGGCGAACCGCCCCAGGTGGAGGCCGCCGACAATGCGCTGCTGGCGTCACTGTGGCCGACGTCGACAGAGAAGGCGGTCGAGGTGGACCCCGAGCTCGTCGCTGAGCTTCGCGCTGCCCGTGCCGGCGCCAAGGTGGCTGAGGCCCGTAAGGATGAGGCCGAGGCTCGTCTCAAGGCGGCGTTGGGTGATGCCGATACGGCGGTGTGTGACGGGCGCGTGGCTGCGACGTGGCGTACCCAGTCGTCGACCCGTGTCGATGTGACTCGGCTGCGTGCCGCCGAGCCTGAGGTGGCGGCTCGTTTCACCACGACGTCCACGACCCGTGTGCTACGACCCAAGGAGGACAAGTGATGGGACGGAACCGATCAACCACCGAACTACTGAAGCCATTCGCCGTTGAACTCGGCGTGGCTATCGACGCTGCAACACCATGCAACGTATGCCACGGGACCGGTGTGCGCCTTGGTGTAGTGCCGATCAATGGGCCGCTCTACTCGGCACTCAACAGCGGGACCAAGGGCGCGAAGTCGTCTTACGCCCTGGCGCACCTGCGGTCCAAGACGAACAGCTTCAAGGTGGACGATGCCCGGTGGCTTGCCGACCACCACTTCGGCGGCGACCTGGCAGCAGCGATCGACTTCCGCGATCGACTCGCCCACGCCATCGCGGCCCACGATGAGGAGGACAAGGAATGACCGAGCACGCCCGAGAGTCAGAAGGCCCGTCGACCTCGTGGATCAGGAACCACCACGAGACGCTGGAGGGGGCCGAGGCGCTGCGGTGGGACGAGCACCAGGCCGAGGTTCGTGAGGCCAAGGCGGACGACGAGAGGAAGGCACGCTATGCAAAGGGTTAGTGACCACTACCTCGACAGCAGCCGGGTCGACATGATCGTGGCTGCCGAACGTGATGAGCGGGCACGCATCGAGTACGAGGGCGGGACTGTGATCTCGCAGCGTTACCTTCGCACCATCTCGGACGGCGCCATCATCCGCACCGAGTACGACCAGCCCGACGAGGTCGACGATGCCCGCTGAACTCTGGCTCGCAGTCCTGCGCCTGGTCGCCCTCGTCGCTGGCTGGTGGAGTCTCCACCCGCTGATCGGGCGGTGGTGATGGGCGACCACCGCTTTGATCCGCCTCTGGTGATTGACGTCCGGTGCCGCTGGTGCGGACAGGGCCTAGCCGTGACCTCCCAGCATTGGGGCTCTGGGCTAGTCATCGAAGGGCTGGATGATCTCTCGTTTATCCATGAGGACGGTAACCCGGAATGCATCCAGACCTACCACGCCCAGCCCTTCGACGGTTGGGGTGCGACGCGAAAGTTCCGGGTCGCTCTTGAGCGCTACTACTTGGCTCGGGATGAGGCGTCAGATGACTGACCTGTTCGACCCCGCTACCCGTGGCTCGAGTTGGACCGCCTGTGACGACTGCGGCGCCCGATGGACCGGTGAGAACGAATCCCATTGTTCCATTTGCCATAGACACCTCGGCGGTCTCGGCCTGTTCGAGCGTCACATCAAGCACGGCCGCTGCCTCTCAGACAGGGCACTCAGGGAGCGGGGGATGCGTAAGCAGTATCGGGAGCCACGGTGCCCGGTTTGGCGCCTCGGTGGTGCCGTATTGGTACCTCTGCCGCAAGATGAGGAGGACGGCGATGAGTGAACTGGAGTGGGTGGGGCTACGTGAGATCGCCGCCATGCTCGGGATCTCGTACCCGGCGGTCCAGCGCAGGGTGGAACGTGGCACGCTACCCGCTGCTGAGGAACGGATCTCAGGTAACCCGGTGTGGCGTCGTGCCACCATCAAGGCGTACCAGGCAGAGGCGAAGCGACTGAGCGAAGGAGAGGCGACATGACCACCACCGCAATCAAGGCCCGCGGCGAGGACCCGCCCGTCATCGCGCTGTTGAAGCAGTTCGATGCCGACATCACCCAGGCGCTCCCTCGAGACTGGAGCCCCGGACGATTCCAGCAATCCGTCATCTCCGTCGTCCGCAGCAACCGGGCACTCCTCAACGTGGAGGCGATCACCCTCGTGTCGTCGGTGCTGCTCGCCGCCCAACTCGGTCTCGACCCGTCCCCCGGTGCCGCGCAGTGCTGGATCATCCCGCGGCGCAACTCCAAGACCGGCAAGCAGGAGGCGTCGATGCAGGTGGCGGCTCGGGGGTGGCGTGATCTGGCGATGCGGTCGCCGAAGGTGGCGACGGTCGAGGACCGGATCGTGCGTGAGGGCGACGAGTTCCAGTTCCAGTACGGGGCGGGCGGGACCGCGTGGTCGCACCGGCCTAAGGGCACCGTCGGCCGCGATTGGGTCTACGTGTACTGCGTGGCTCGGATGGTGACGGGCGGCGAGTACTTCGAGGCGTGGACCAAGGAGGAGGTGTTGGCTCACCGGGACCGGTACTCGGATGACTGGAAGCGCAACAAGGCGAAGTCGTCGTGGGGCCGCGAGGAGGAGGGCATGGCTCGTAAGACCCTGGTGATCCAGGTGGCGAAGCGGCTGCCGACGACGCCAGAGATTCGGGCGGCGCTCGTGGCTGACGAGACGACGCCGCACAGGATCGACCCTGACATCGTGGGATTGCTGGAGGACGAGGCCGGCATCATCGAGGGTGACCTAGTGGACGAGGACGATGGAGGGGAGTCGTGACGCAGATTCGTACCGTGTTCCGCTGCGTGATGAATACCGACCCGGAAGAGGACGTCGAGGTCGTCGACGAGATCGCCGTCACGTTCGACACCGCCTTCTCGATGGTGGGCCACCCGTTCTCGATCATGCGAGACGGTGTCGAATTCAGGGCGACAGGGGACTTCTCTTGGAACGCCAGGGAAGGTTCGTACGAGATGACCTACCGAGAGGTGAGTGATTCCGATGGGTGACCGCTACTTGCGCTCCGTCATCGCCCGGTGCGGCGACTGTGCCGGCGAGTGGACGTTCGACAACCCGGACCTGGCGCTCTACCGGGACTGGGTGAAGGCCCATCTCCAGGGCTGCGGCAAGTCGGAGACTGAGGCGGCCAGGGTCGCCAACCTGCTGTGGGACCGGATGCGGCTCCAACTGCTGTTTGACGAGGTGCAGGTGGAGACATGGCGTGAAGTGGGGCCGCCGCCGCGCCGTTCGTATTCGTCCGGGCCACCACAGACAGGATGGCAGTCCTGCACCTGCGAGACCGACGGCGCCTGCCAAGTGTGCCGTTCTGAGCATTGGAGGTTCACTAGTGGCACGTCGTGACCGCATCACAGTGATCGTCAACGGCCGCACCGCGCACGTCACCCGCGGGATAGCGGGTAGCTACTTCGAGGTGACTGTCGAGGACGAGGAGGGCCGGATGGTGCGGCCGACGGAAAGGTTCACATCTCGGGATCGCTCGGTCAACGCGGCGTATCGTGCCGGGGTGCGTGCGCTCCAGTCGTTGTGGGGTGGCCGTGACGACGCCGAGCTCGTCCAGGAAGTGACCGTCGAGGTCGTAGAGGGAGAGCAGTTGTGACCGAGGATCGGCTGGAGTACGCGCGGATGGCGGCTGCCATTGCATATATCGGACTGGCCGACCAGTGGATCGGCACACAGCACGAAGGGTCGCCGGTGCATGTTCACCACGACGACATGCTCCAGGATGTAGCCGACAACCACGCTCGGCATCTGACCGACGCCTTCCTCGCTGCCATCGCAGAGCGTGGCGACCCTGAGGACATCGTGGCCCTGCTCGCCAAGGTGGGGTGGGAAGGCTTCCGCGCATCTCCGTGTGACTATCCCGAGCACGTTGGTTGTGGCTGGCGGTCAGGCGAGATTGTGCTCGACTCACCCGACAAGGAGACACCATGAGCGACGACGGCCTGCCCGATCTCCTAGCTACAGCCCGCGCGGTTGGAGCCGATTTTGCAGATCGGTGGCTAGCGACCCTCCCGCTTACCTTCGCCCTTCTGTCCCAAACGAACACGTCCCGAACCATTCGGTGGCATGGTGGTCGGCCAGGCTCCCCTGATGACAAATCGGGATGGAACGGTGCCGACTGGTCCAACGCCATGCAGGCAGAGGCGGGCGAAGCGGGCAACGTCGTGAAGAAGCTCCGACGCACTGAGACTGATCTGGTTGGCAAGCTCGATCGACCGCGAAAGGAACTGATGCCGATGTTGGCGGACGAGATCGCTGACGTCATCATCTACGCGGACCTGCTAGCCACCTACTACGAGATCGATCTTGCTGCCGCGGTGGCGCACAAGTTCAACAAGGTCTCCGAGATTCAAGGCTTCCCGGAACGCCTACCCGAGAAAGAGTGACTCATGATCCGCCGCATCCTCATCGCCACCGCCCTGGCCCTGTTCATCCTGGCCCTGTCCTCGATGACGTGGGCTGAGGCCGACTGCCGGTTCTCATGCGAGACGACAACGACCGGCGGGCCGTCTGAGACGACCACCACCACAGGAGGCACGCCATCAAGCACCACCACCACGACTACGGCCATCCCATTGACAACGACAACCCACCCTTTGGACACGACCACCAGCACGACGGATGGCACCACCACCACGACGACCAAGGCGCCCCCTGGCTCCACAACAACCACGCGCCCTGGCACAACGAGCACGACGCTCCCGAACACGTCCACGTCATCATCGACCTCAACTCTCCCGACAACGACGCTCGGCACATCAACCGTGCCTCCATCATCCACTTCGGTCCCGCCGACCACTCCCACGACCCCGCCATCTACCCCGGCACCACCACCAGTGACGCCGCCGAAGCCTGAGCTACCGGTGACCGGGTTCGAGACGTCGACGATCGCGGCGCTGGGTGCCCTGGCGCTGCTGTCGGGGCTGCTGGCGTTGCGGACAACGAAGGAGGAGAAGTGATGGCCCGCGACTATGTGCTGATGCAGTACGACGAGTTGTATCGCTCGCTGATGCGGGCACAAGACCTGACTAAGAGGGTTCATGGCGATAGCGGGATCGACCTGTACAAGGCATTGGGCGACGTGCGTCGGCTGGCCGAGGAGATGGCCCCGGCAGGATGGTCTCCTGTCGACCTTGGTGTTCTACCGCTGTTGCGGACATGAAGGAGGAGGAGTGATGGAAGGGCGACACCCGGAGATCACGATTCATCTAGTCTGGGAGGACGGCAACGCGTTCGCGATCGTGCCGCCTGCCTGGTCAGCGATGTGGCGGGGCGGTGTCCGGAAGGAGGAGATCGAGGCGTTCACGTCGCAGGTCACGTCCGGTGATTTCGGGCATCTGCTGGGCACCGTGCAAGAGTGGATGGAGGTGGTGACGAGATGACCGACCCACCCGAGCGGGTGCTGGTGCCTTGCGAGCATGGCGCCTGGGTGATCCATGGTGGCCCTTCGGGTCCGCCGTTCTGTCCCGGCGGCACGGCCTACCGCATCGACACCGAGGCGGCGAGCGCGTGGTTCGCCGAGCACCGCCAGGTCATGGCACTTACTCCCGGTACGTCAACTACCGGTGTCGGTGCGCAGTCTGCACCGATGCCAACACGGTCAGGTGTCGCGACTATCTCGCCCGGCGCCGCGAGACCTAGCCCCGGTTGTACGAGGCGGCAGACTCCTCCAGCCAGTTCTGTCCGAACGAGATGACGGCGACGACACCGGCCGATACCGCCGCCTCGATGAGCCCGAGGTCGGCGAGTCCTTCGAGCGAGTCGGGGGCGGTGAGCCCCGCCAAGTAGACGCCGACCGCGACCTGGGCGAAGGTGCGGGCTGCACGGATGAGTGCGTTGGTCATGGCTCTCCTCTCACGGTGCCACCACCACTCGGCGATGACACCCAGATAGTAGAGGCCGATGACGACGGCGCCGATGACCCAGTGGACCGTGGCTGCTATCATGGTCGCCAATACAGGGCCCCGCACGCCGCTACAACCAGCTCACGGCGGTAACAGCAACCCTGGACCGGCACTGAGACGGGGACAACGGGCCGGAGCCGCCGCCGAGGGGCATTTACGGCGCCTGACATGCTCGGCGGAGCAGCATTAGCGAAGCCGTTTGACCGAGGCCTCCGAGCTGGTTCGGGGGTCTCGGCGCGTTCAGGGGTGGACCACCACGTCGTCGACGGTGATCTGGACCTTGGCGCCGTCTACACCTGAGGGGCCTGCCGGTCCGCGTGGCCCGGTCTTGCCAACGGGTCCGGCGGGGCCTGGTGCCCCAGGTGTGCCGAGTGCTTGGAGCCATGCGAAATCGAAGGCGGCGCCTTCCTCCCCCGAGATCCAGGAGCCGCCAAGCGGCGACCCGACCACACCGAACACGGCGTCGAGGAACCCGCGAAACGCGACGCCGCCCGTGCCGCCGCCCTTGACACCCATCTGGCGAAGCTTGGCCTGCATCGACCGTATGAACCCGTTGGCGGTCGGCCGCTGCTCCTCCGAGCCGTCCTTCAGGTTGATCGGGTACAAGTAGTCCTCCTCGGTGTCGCCTGAGAATAGCGCCGCTGTGGCGGCGCGGATGGACAGCAGCGCCTCGTGGGCGTCCTGCCCGTTCCAGCGGGGGTCGATCTTGCGGGCGGTCCATTCGGCGTGGGCGACGATGCGGGCTGGGGTCCAGTCGAGGCGCACACAGATAGCGGCCCAGCAGCGCACCACAGCGTCGAGTTGGGCGGCGGGGATGGGGCCGCCGTTCCCGACGTGGTCGGTCTCGTTGTTGAGATACCACGAGTTGCCGGATGTGTCGTCGCGTAACATACGTGTTACGGCGAGTCCCGAGGGTGCGATCGAACGCATCGTCTCGCCGAGCACGACCGACGACCCTGGGCCCGACGAGTAGTTGCAGGCTCCGGCGGCGATGACATGGACGGTGCCGTCGGGCTTGACGTTCCAATTGGCCTTGATCCGGTAGACCCGCTGCCCGTTGATGATGTCGTATCCGGCGCCGGGTGGGTACAGTCGGTCGACCGGAAACGGCACCGGGGGTGCGGTGTGGTGCTGCATCCCCCCGACGGGACGACTGGATGCCCACGAGTCGCCACGAGTCTCCCATCCGTCGACCTCGACGACGGTGACACCCCAGGCGCGGAAGGCGTCAGCGAACCAGGTGAGGTACGCCACGTCTAGGGCAGTCGGGCGCAGGCGTCTTGGCGCACCTTGTCGTCCGTTGCGCAGATCAGGACCCGCAGCATGAGGATTTGCTGCACCGCGGCCCGTACCTGGGTCTGGAACGCTTCCTCGTCGGGCGTGACGTGAAGCACTTCAGTGAGTGCTGCGTCGAGCCGGTCGACGGTAACGTCCAGGTCCACCACCGATTGTTCGATGCGATCGATAGCGTCGTTCCGTTGACCGATCTGGATGGCGAGGGCGGCAGGGATCGACACGGATGCCATGACGACGAGGGCGGCACCCGCCTTACGCCATGTGATCATGTCTCGTCCTCCTGCTGTTTGCCGTTGCGTCCGTTGCGGATGCGGTCGGTGATGGGCTTGGAGTAGAGCCACCCGACGACGGCACCGAAGGCGACGGTGAGGCTGATGTGTGGCGCATAGGTCGAGTCCCTGGCTTCGAGGACCAGGCTAGCGAAGAACGCGGCGGAGATGGCGACGGCAAGCCAGATGCGTAGCGTGTGCTCGGTCATGCCTGCCTCCACATGTCCCAGACGAAGCGGGCCACGCCGCCGGCGACGAGGGCGACGAGTCCTGCCAGGGCGTCGATCACGTCGAGACGGATGGCGATGTCAAACACACTTGACCGCCACATCCGCCCACATGAACCAGAAGTCGTAGACGCCGGTAGGGCCACCGAGCGTAAGGACTCTGAGCCAGCCCTGCGTCTTGTTGAACTGTGAGCCGACAGGTCCGACGACGCGGAACACCATCGTGCCGTTGGCCTTGGCGAGCACATGCCAGTTGTACTGGTTGGCGGCGTCGGCATCGCGGAAGGTATTGGGGGAGAACCGTTCCTTGGTCACGGTGCCGGTGGTGGTGGCGAACTCAGCCCAGATGCGAGCGCCGGCGTAAATCGGGTTGAACGTGTCCACCACCCCGTTCTCGTCGGCGTACCAGACCTCGAGCTTGGCGCGTGGCTTCTGGGCTGGCGAACAGGTGGGGAACCCAGTGGACCTGATCTCGTTGAACTCGGTGATGATGGGCGGGCCAGGGTCGTAGATGATCCATGGTTCGGTGGCGGTGACGGGGCCGACGGTGAGGGCCAGAACCACAGCGGCGGCGACGAGCGTGAGTGCGGTGCGTCCTCGCATGTCCCGTACCCTACCGGAAAGGACTACCAGCCGCAGCCTCTTAGGGACTAGTCACAGTGGAATGCCCCAGCCGACGAACTCGCCGGATGCGACAGGGTCCTCGCCGTCGACCGCGTAGGGGAAGGTGAGCGTGTCCTCGACCACGGTTGGTCCGTCGACCGCGTAGGGGAAGGTCAGGGTGTCCTCGACGGTGGCTGGTCCACCGTTGCCGAACTCGGCGCCGTTGGCCCTGATCCACGCCTGCACCGACGGGTGCATGTAACTGTCTCCGAAGCCGCCGGTGTTGTCGAACCAGCAGATGGCCTCACAGATCGACGTGTCGGCGGCGGCGTTGGTGACGATGTCGGCGAACCAGTCGTCGGCTACTGCGTTCGGTTTCTTGGTGGCGATCTCGCCGATTGCCCATACCAGGTCGGCGCGGGTGAACCCACCGCCACCAGGATACGACTGGATGATGGAGACGATGCGGTCGATGTAGCCGGTGAGACCTAGCTGGTTGCCGCCCGACACCGGACCCCATTCACGCTTGTAGATCCCGGACGTGTCCCAGTCGTAGAAGTCCCAGCCCCACAAATCGAAGGCAGGGTCGCCGGCCGAGTACCCGGCGGGGATCGTGTCGCCCGCCTGGTAGACCGGGACCCAGTCCTCCAGGTCGTATGGGCCTTGCGGGTCGGAGGTGCGGGTCTCGACGACGATGGCGGTGCGGATGTCCTTGGTGCCGCGGTTGGTGACGATGTGGTAGTGGAATGCCTTCTGTGCGGCCCGGAACTGGGCGGGGGTGAATCCGTTGTTCTCAGGTTCGTGGTGGTGGGTCCAGATGCCGGCCTGTTGGGCGGGGAACGTGGTGATGAGCCCGTTGAGGGCCGCGGCGTAGCCGCCCGCTGCCATCGTGGTCACAGACCCTTTGCACGACCACCAAGAGAGGTCGACTCCGTGGAGTGGGATGTCGGAGGCGGCGGGTGTGTTCGCCCAGTTCGATGGTGGCGCCCCCGAGGTGAAGGTGCGTCGTGCCCGCAGTGGCCCGGTGCCGGCGCCGCCCAAGGGGTTGGAGGCTCCACCGGTCATCAGGTGCTGGAACGACGTGTCGAGCGACGTGTTCGGGTGCCGCGATGAAGCGCCGATGAGGAGGCTCATGCGTCGGTGCCTCGGCAGCGGAGCCGTCCGAAGGCCGATACGGCGGAGCCGCCGACGAGGGACCGCCGCACCCACAGGATGAAGCCTTCGCCCGCTCCGACGTCGCCGACTTGGAGGCCGTTGGTGAAGTCGTAGACGGTGGAGAACGTGACCCCGGCCGGGGCGTCGCCTTCGGTGGCGATGATCGCACCTTGCTGGGTGCCGAAGTCGGCGGCGACAACGCCGGTTGGGTCCAGTCCGATGGCGTGGTCGGGGTCGACGGATTCGGAGTCGATAAACACCCGCACCCCGACCCAGGTGTCGGTGGCGTGCGTGTTGACGCGGGCCCATGCACGGTATTCGACGTCCATTGCGGCGTTCTCGGCGAGGGTGCCGTCGTCGAACCCGTTGCCGGCGGTGTTGTCGACGATCTCGGTGGTGGAGATCCATCCGCCTAGCGAGTCGTCGGGGTCGGGTTGGGCATCGGCGTCACCGGCAGATGCGGACGGGATCGTGTAGCGCCACTCGAGGTCGGCGGCGACAACAGGCATCAGGTGTACTGCCTGACGCGGATAAGCACCACCAGGTCGGCGGCGAGGTTGGCGACGTCGATGTCGACCCGCAGGTAGTCACCGGCGGCGAAGGTGGCGGCAGCGTCGGGCCGGTTGTCGCCCGAGTCGTTGGTGCCGTCGGCGATCGTAGGCTCGGAGCCTCCGGCGAACACGGAGGTGGTGTTGACGTTGACGTCGATCGTGGCGGGTCCGCCCGACGGTGCGGTGTCGACCATCGCTCGCACGTTGACGATCTCGCCGGGGTAATCCAGCGGCATCCGTGACGTCCCGGCCCCGACCGATAGCAACCCTCCCTGGGAGGCGGCGAGGGTGTGCTCAGGTGTGACGATGTTGCGGACTCCGGCGTCGAGTACGTGGCCCGTCGCCAGGTCGGTGGCGCGGTAGCCGTTGACGACGTTGGCGCCGCTGAACTCGGCGAACACCAGCCCGTACCGTGGGTCCGTCACGCCGGGGTCGAGTGACGACACGTTGAGGTTGGCGATGGCGTTGCGGTTGGCCCCGGTGCCGACCCCGTTGTCGGCGAACGTCACCGCGTCGTAGGTGTTGTCCGTAGCTGACCCGCACGCGATTGACCAGTCGGTGCCTTGGTTGTCGTCGGCACCGACACCGAACACGACGCCGCCGCGGGTGGTGTCGACGCGGAGGCGGTCGATGCGGCCACGGGTGGTGTCGATGAGCACGGCGTCACCGGCGGGGCTGATCCCGTCGAGGTCGAGGCCGTCGACCTGAGCGTCGCTGCCGGTGATGGTGACGATCGGGTCCTCGGCGCCGGTGACCGAGGTCACGATGAGGTCGCGGTGCTTGTTGTCGGCGTCGCCGCTGATCTCGATTCGCCCCACACCAGAGAGCACGACGCGGTCGTAGTCGCCGCCGGGGACCAGGTAGTCGCCGCCGCCCAGGCCGAAGTTGCAGCGCTCCATGAAGCCTTCGACCACGAAGTCGAACGGCATCACAGACCTCCCGTCAGTCCGCCGACATCGCGCAACACCCCGTCGACGAGGACGGTGACGTCGACTGCGCCCGACGTGAGCTCGATGACGGTGATCTCCTCGCCCATGCCGTGGACCGCGACGTTGTTGGGGATGGACCACGTCAGATCCGCCGTCTGATAGATGCGGTTGGCGCCCAGGATGATGCGGCCGCCGCCTGCGGTCGACACCTGAGCGCACAGGTCGTTGATCTCGGTCAGGTCATCGACACCCGATAGCACCAGGTCGGCGACGTCCTTGAGCGGCTGGCGTTGGTCGTAACCGGCAATGAGCCAAGTGGCTTCGACCGGTCCGGCCCCTCCCCCGGCTCCGAGGCTGGCGGCTCCAGCGTCGAAGATCGGGTTGGGTCGCTCTAGTTGGGGGAATCGGCGCAGCAGTTCGTTAACCGTTTCGCCGAGCACCCGGACGTTGCGGTCGAGGGTGGCCATGCCGCCGGCGGTGCCGCCGAGAGGTGACGGTCCGCCCAGGTAGCGGGTCCACGGGTCTGCGGTTACGACCGTCCACGTCAGGCCGTCGGGGTCGGCGGACCAGTCGATTTGGCGGATGCGGCGCGCCAGCTTGGGACGGCCGGGAACGACCAGGTTGACTGTGTCGCCGACGCGGTAGTCGGTGCCCGGCGCCGGCCACGCTCCGTCGACGGGTTCGGCGATGGAGATGGCAGCCGACACGGTGGACGCCAGTTGGTCAGCGAGGTGTTGGGCGGCGAGCGATGTCGCCCCAGCGTCGCCGGGTGTGCGCAGGTCGCCCACGAACAGGGCGCGGCGTCCGGCGTCCGAACTGACCGATGCAGCATCGGAGGCCCGCGCCGTCCACCCGTCGGCGCCCTGGACCAGAACCGTGTTGGCGACAGGTGGATTGGCGATGACCGGCCCGGACACCCAGCCTTGGCCGATGACGAGCGCCGGTGAATCAGCGCCGGTGTGGTCGGTCCCGGCGCCGCCGGGGTTGTAAATGCCGAGGTCCCATGATCCGGGTGAGCCGATGGTCGGTGACACCACGAACTCATATCCGCGGTCAGCGAACTGGCGACGGGCCTCGTCGTAGCGTTGCCCCATCCGCATCTCGATCGACATCTCGGGGTCTGCCCAGGCGGCTCCTCCCGAATCCAGGGTGGTGCTGAATGTCGGCGCCAGGAACAGCAGCGCCTCGCGACCGGGAGCGTGGTCGGTTTGGGCGTCGTCGAGAAGGTCTCCCCAGATGGCACCGGGCGACGTCGCCGTCAGCCCCCGGAACTGGGCTGCGTCGTCGAGGTAGCAGTTGGGCGACGACCCGGTGCCGCCCCAACGGAAGTCGACCCACACCTCGGTGGTCACGGGAACGAACTGGGCTTCGATGCGGGTGTAGGTGCCGCCGACAAAGATGGCAGCCTGGTTGGCGATCTGTGCCCCGGCCGGATTCCGCACCACGACACGCATGGTCTCTGCTCCGGCAGCGTCGTGGTCGACCCAGCCGACGATGGTGTAGGTGGCGCCGGGGGTGAGTCCCGTTACGACTTGGCGGGGTCCGCCGTTGGCTGTCCCAGTGTCGGTCACCTGCCAGACGAGGGCCTGCGTTCCGCCGTGGACGTTGAGGGTGTCGATCTCGAATCGGTTGAACGTGACCTCGGGGAGCGTCCCGCCTTCACCCCCAGGGCCTCGCTGGTTGTTCGGGTACCAGGCGGGGATCGTGAAGCCGGGTCCGGCGATGGCGATGTCGTCGACGGAGATGGTGGTGAGTGACGAGGGGGCGTTGTCTGGTGACACGACCACGATCTCGGACGTCTCTTGTTCGGCACCGGCGGTGAAGGCGAGGGTTATCAGTTGGAAGGTGGAGGTGACGGTGCCGGTGAACTGGACTGCGTTTGCGGCCTCAGCCATGACGTAGCCGTTACGGACGAATCCGTTGGTGGTGCCGTTGTCGACGCCGCCGTCGTTGAGGCGGACCCCTGCGACGTAGCGGTCGCCGTTGTTGGCGGCATCGGCGATCCACAGCGTCACGGTGTAGTCCTCACCGGGGATGACAGCGATGGAGCGGCGTACCCCCGAGAAGCCGGAGGCACGTGCTGTGAACCCCAGGGCGTAGCTGCCGGTGCGGGCGACTGTGGTGATCGTTGGTCCGCCACGGGCGGTGGCGAAGAAGCCGTCGTCTGGTGTCGAGGTCCAGCCGTCGGTGGTGGCGTCCTCGAAGCCGCCGTTGCCGCCCATCCCGTCGGCGGGGAGTTCCAGGTCGCCGTTCGCGAACGACCCGGCTGGTGTCGGTGACCCGTAGAGCCAGTCCGGGCTGACGGATTGGTAGGGATCGGTGCCGTCCCAGTCCCATGCCTCGATGATCTCGCGGCCGAGCACGGCGTCGATCTGGGTGCCCGACAGTGTGACCGGCCCCTGTGCCAGTTCGTCGGGGGCGGTGTCGATCAGGAACTCGCCTACCAGGGACGTACCGCGCCAGACCTTGACGAGCGAG